AATAAGAATACCTAAATATTTTATTTCTAAGCTTGAAAATTTAGATCCAGACCTGTACAATAAGGTCAAGGAAGACCGTCAACGTTTAGCCAATGACGCTACACTCAGAAAGCTACAAAACACAGATCTCACCCTTCAACAGAAACTTCGTATAGAAGAGGACGAAAAACTTGGACAAACAAAAAAATTGTGTAGAGGTGATGTGTAGAATGTAATTTTACTCTCTTGGTTCGTGGAGTATAAATTATGTGAACTTCGTTTTTTATTACAACAAATATGTGAAAGGAGATTAAACAATGCGTGGAGAAACTAACCCTAGCCTTGACAAGAAAATTTTCCGCAGAACAGCATCACGAGCAAAAGCAGTTAATCTTGGTTTTCGCATCATGCGAGGAGGTATCCGTTTCTAATGAAAAGAAGGATGTATTGCGTACGTGACAATAAGACCTCTTTCTGGTCTCCCCATGAAGGTTACTCAGATCCCGCTGCAGTCAGAGATTTTCAGGAACTAGTTAACAAGAACGAGCTTATCCGTTCTCATCCAGGAGATTTTGATCTCTATTATGTAGGTCAGTTCGATGGCAAGACAGGACAGTTTGAGCCTGTTACTCCCATTGAGTTTATTGTTTCCGCTTCCTCGTTGCTCTATGGAGGTAATGAAGTTGAGAAATCCTAATGCTCGCGTACCCGATCCTAATGATTTTTTCACAAATCCCGGTGATCCAATTCATGTGATCTATTCCTCTAAGGTTATGGAAGACGGCACTATTAATCTTGTTCCTTGTGGTAAAGAAGACACTCAGGAAATTATCGATTCACACGCTGAAGAGACAGATATGCATTATATTATGGAGCAACTTTCTATGGGTAATGTTTCTGTTCTCAATTCTAAACAGCCTATGTACGGCGATTTTACGGAAGCTCCTAAAGACATGCGCCATGCTATGCAGATTTTGATTGATGGTGAAAAAGCATTCTATGATCTTCCCCTTGATGTCCGACAGAAGTTTGATAACGATTTCCGAAAGTATATTGTCTCAGCTGGTACTCCGGAATGGCTTGAAAAGCTTAAAGTGAATACCGAAAATATTAATACTATCGAAAAGGATGTTGCTGATGAATCGAAATCTTGAAGTTCATTATTCTGAAGTTCCTTATATTGATAAGCCCCGAAGTATATTTGACAGAAGTCATGGTGTAAAGACTTCCGGCAACGTGGCCGACCTGATACCTCTTGATTGGCAACTTGTACTCCCAGGCGATACCTGGCAGATTACTTCTTCTAAAGTTATTAGGCTGCAGACTCTTCTTACTCCGATTTTTGATAATCTTTATGCGGATATATACCATTTTTTCGTTCCGTATTATTTGATCTTCAATAAGACCCGCGAATTTTTAGGAGAAAACACCACGAGTGCTTGGGTTCAACAGACTCAATACCGTATTCCTGCTATTTCTGCTCCGTCCGGTGGATTCAATGTCGGATCCATAGCCGATTATCTTGGCCTTCCTGTCGGCGTTAACTGGAGTAACCAAGATCGTAACGCTCCTTCTGCTCTTCCTTTCAGAGCTTACGCGATGATTGCGGATTCGTATTTTCGCGATGAGAACTTAACCGATCCGCTTAACATTCCGCTTGGAGACGCAGATCAAACCGGTACTAACGGCACCAGCTATATTAATGATGTAGCTAACGGAGGTGCTCCCTTTAAGGTTGCTAAGTACCATGATCGATTCACAAGCTGTTTACCTTCTCCGCAAAAAGCCAGCTCGCCGGTATCGTTCAGTGCTATTAATGTTCCTGGTTATATTCCTGTATATCCTACAGAAAATATTATTGATCCTAAAATTATTCAGGATAAGAAATATCGTGCTCTTATTACGAATGGTACTGCTGCCGGCGATTGGGAAAATGGTTATCCTACTGGGTCAACAAATGCATATGCTATTGGTAAACGTGCTTCTGGTAGTTCTCCTTATCCTTTTGTCTGGACTGGTTTGGCTCCTTCAGCCGTTCAAAATGCTATGAATCAACCTGTTATTAATAATGGTATTGCACAGTTGGAAGCTGGTGTTGTACCTCTCAACCTCTGGGCAGATACTGGATCTTTTAATAATGCAATTACCGTTAATGAACTCAGGATGGCATTTCAGCTCCAGCGTTACTACGAGCAATTAAGTCGATCTGGATCCAGGATGCAGGAATACATCAAGAGTTTCTACGGTACCAATTCTACAATGGCCATGCTTTCCAAGCCTGAATACCTTGGTGGTAACCGTATTCCGCTTAATATTGATCAGGTGACGAACCAGAGTCAGTCTACCACGGATTTCCTTGGAGACCTCGGTGCTTTCTCTCATACCAGCGATATCCATGAAGATGTTGAAAAGTCATTTTCCGACTTCGGAATTCTTATGACCGTTATGTGCATCCGCTATGACCACAGCTACTGCCAGGGCATCCAGCGTAAATGGACTCGCAGAGATCTGCTCGATCAGTACGTGCCTACCTTCGCAGCCATCGGAGAACAGCCTGTTTACCGTTATGAACTCTACGCCAATGGCATGATGGATAGTGATTCAGTCTTCGGTTACAACGAAGCGTGGTCAGATTATAGATTCGCCGAAAATATCATCACCGGGGAGATGCGCCCAGGCATTTCCAATTCTCTCGCTTCTTGGCATCTTGGCGATTATTACCAGTCTGCACCGACTCTTTCAGATTCTTGGATTCGTGAGGATAAAAATATTGTTGACCGTGTCCTTGCTTCTGGATCTACCAATAATAATCAATTCTTCGCAGATATTTGGTTTGACACTAAAGTTACTCGCGTTATGCCGATGTATTCTGTACCCGGTCTCATTGATCATTTTTAATTTCATTGATTAAAAATTCCTATACTTTCGTTGGAGCGTTTTATTTAAAATGCTCCGAAAGAGAGCCGATAGGCGTGTCTAAG